AAATATCTTACAGCTAAGTCATAATCTTCAAAATTTGTTTTTTCACCAAAAGAATTAATTTCAGGTAATCTATCTCTTTCCTCTTTTAAAGCTTCTGCTAGTTTTAGTTTTCTTTCTTCCATGATTTACTTTTTATTTAATTCTTTATCCGCCACAAAAAGGAAATTAACAGGTAAGATAATTACCCAAAACTCCCAATTCCATAAATGTATATTTGCAAAATAACTTAAAGAAAAGCCAAGATAAAATGCTCCTAAAAACCCTAAATGTTTTTTCATGTTATAATAATGTCAGTGCTCTTATTAATCCCGTAAAACACACTCCTGCTGCAAAACAGTTAAACATAGCCGTTTTGTAATTTTTATGTTCGTAGTTATATGTTGATAATAATAAATTAATCACTACCAACGAACCTTGTAATAATACTAATGTCATAATTTAATTTTTTAAATATTGTTCAATTAACTCATCTAATCCTATTTCATCCATTTGATTAATCCAATCAATTAGAAGTTCTCTTTTTTCATTTTCTGTTCATTTTTTATTACCCGACAAAGATAATACTTTATTTTTAATTACGCAAATAAAAGTTAATCTTTTTTCTGTTTATTTTTTAGTTTCGGCGAAAAATCTAGTATAAACTGAATAATAATCTGAAATCTCTTTACAAATAGGTACAACAGAATTCTTTAAATAATCTTCTACATCCTCTCTCTTATAAGGTGTGTGAATGTAATCAATCTGCCCTGTTAATCTTAAACAGTTCTTATCTCCAATAATTAGATTATTTCCTTTACGGTCTAAATGATTAACCTGACAACCTCCAATCTTAAAACCTTCATTCTCTCTTTGATAAGCATACATACGAGTTTGGTAGTACTTTTTCATATCTCCATATTTCTCTTGCATACTCTTTGATGAGCCTGTTTTTAAATCTTCTATATACCTAAATATATCATCATCATATTCGTGGTCACTAAAGCCCTGTAAAACACAGTCTTTTAGTCCGAAAGGTTCGAGGTCAATTACAACCTCTGCTTCAAATTGTGATGAAGGGTGCTTTACCAACTTATCTATCGTTTGCATATCAAACTCAGACAAATTTTCATTTTTAGACCCTTTCTCGAAATACTCGCCCACAAGAGACCCAAAAAAAGCAAACATACCACTCTCGGAAGAATTCCCTAAGAAATACCCTTGAATATATTGCTCTTTATAGTCCTTGAAAGAATTAAGCTGTGAATACGAAATCTTTTTCTTGTTTTTGTGCTGTGGATAATTACCTAATTCATTTTCATAAATTTTAGGTAATTGTATCGTTTTTAGTTCTTTTTTATTCATATTTTTTACTTTTAGTTAAATTATCTCTTCTCCATAAAGGTTGTAAATTGGTGTAATGATTTAATTCTATTATATCTTCCTCTGTTTTTGCTGAACTAATTGGTACTATGTGGTCAATATGCCAGCATTCTTCGCAGTTACCATGATTTTCTAAAGTCATACCTTCTGTAAAAAGAGACTGTAGGTGTTCTACAAATTCTTGCATTGTACACCCTAAAATATTTTCTGATTTTTGTGGTTTTTTAAAACTTTTTTCACACCCTCTTTTAAAAGAATTACCGATTAGGGTTCTTGTCCTTGATATAAGTTTATAAATAGGGTTATTATTTAATTTATTTAAGTGATATTCAGAACTTTTCCTTATTACATGTTCTTTATTTTTATTATAGTAGTTCTTCTTTTCTTGTTTTATATATTCTTTATTAGCTTCTCTCCATTTTTTATTGGCTTTGTATAATTTATCTTTGTTTTTAGAGCGATATTCTTTTTTAGTAGTCTCTAATCTGTCTTTATTTTCAATATTGTAGTTTTTAACACATTTTTTACAAGTGTTTGTATAACCATCCATACTTCTTTTATTTTTACTAAACAAAAGATAACTTAATTCTAATTCACATTTTATACATTTTTTTATATCTGTTGTTTTTATATAATCTGAAGATGTATATTCTTTACTACACATTTTACAATTGCCTTGATATTTATCAAAGCATGTAGCACAAGAGTAAAAATTAGATACTTCTTTTTCAATATTACATTTTTTACAGATTTTTAAATTATCCTTAGCAGGGTGTTCTCTTATTATTTTTATTCTGTTGTTTATACATACCTTACACCTTATAGCTAATTTATCCTTGTTTTTAGAATCTTTATAAAATTCACGTACTTCTTTTTCTTCTAAACACGCTTTACATAATTTTGTTTTCATTTTGGCTTAAATAATAATGCCTCATTAATTTCGTTGTATCAGGTTCGGACGAATACAACTACTCTTAAATGAGGCTATTTCTTTTTAGTTTGCGTCCGAATTCAAACTTTAAGCCACAAAGATAAGAAAAAGATTTTTAATATGCAAATTAGTGTTAAAATTTTAACATTTAGTTGCTTTCAAATTCTTGTTTTAATTGGTTTATAATCATATCTAATGGATTTTGGTTAGTTACTTTACCAAAATTTACATCTACAATAGCTAAAGCACTTCTAATTAAATCTAACACAATATCTTTTTCTTTTTTTGATAGTCTGTTTTTCTTTAATATTTCTTTTAGCTTTTCTTTATCTTCTTTTGTTATTGTTTTTGTGGCGAAAAGTTTTTGTAATAAAGTCACTTCAATTTCTTTAATATCTTCTAAAACAACAACTGTTGAGTTCAAATCTTTACAAGGCTCTTCTCCATTAATAATTTTATAGCAGTTAATTAAAGTGAAAGTTTCATCAATAATAGATTTGTCTAATTCATCTTCTTTTCCCGCCAAAAAATTAGCATAAACATCTTTACCATCAATAAAATTAGTCTCTAAACCTAACAGAAAAGCTAACTCTTCTAAACTATTATTATAATACCCAATACCTTTAAACCCGTCTTGTAAACACATGCCCTGCAAAGTCCAGGGTTTGCGATTTAAATCAACTAACCCTTCATGGATTCCTTGTAATTTAATGTTGTTTTTAAGCATTCTTGACCGCAAAAAAGGTAAAAGAAAAGCTAAGTTATATCCAACTATTTTAGAAGCTTTAAAATGCTCATTACAAGTATTTAGAAAGTTTTGAATAATATCTTTTTCATTCCCTTTAAATACTTTTATTCTTGCAATATTAGTGGCTTCATCTACAAATCCGATAGATAAACTGTAAATTTTTCCCCATAATGGATTCTTACTTGCATTATTGTAGTAATCAAATACTACATCAGCATCATTTTCTAACTTATTATACTCTCTATATTTTTCTTTATATAGATTAAATTCTTTTGAGTCAATTTTTAACTCCTCTGTTTGAGGTATCGTTTGTACCTTCCAAAATAACTGTTTCATTTTAGTCTTCTATTAATAAGTATTTAACTGTTTGTGTTTCTATTACTGTTCCTTTTTCAAGAGCTTCTTTTTTATCTTTTTCGGGCAAAATGTTGAAAGTGGATTCCATTATGACTAGCTTATTCATTTTCCACTTTTTATATGATAATAGTTCATATTTTTAATAGCTCTACCATCTTCAAACTGAATAGTACAATCTATTGAGCTAACATATTGAATTATTTCAATAACATATCCTTCATTAGTTATGTACTTTTCTCCTGTTTTATCTAGCTTTCTCATTTATTTTAATATGAAAGTTAAGAAAGTAAACTGTTAATATTCTCAATCAAATTTTGCTCTTTCAAATCCATCTCTTTTAAAGTTTCATCTGTTTCTTCATTCATTTTACTTATTATTAAGTTTTTAAAGTGGTCTATTACCTTATCTCTTAATCTTTCTTTTGTGGCGAAAGTTGTGTTTTGTATAATAATACCTTGAGAATCTACTTTCACTTTAAAATGTTTTTCATCATTAACTAATAAACAAGTTGTTTCTAAAGTTGTCAGTTTTATTTGCTTTTTAGTTTCTTTTTGTGCCAAAAGAGAATTAATAACAGATTCAAACTGCTTCTCTTTTTCATTTAATTCTAATTTCTTTTTGAATAGACTCATTTTTATTTCTTATTTTGTTTGCAAATATATTAATTATTTTTTAAATGGGCAAATTTATTTTATTTAAAATCGCCGTAGAAACATGTGTATAAATTTCCGTCGTTTTTGATGAGCTGTGTCCTGCCATTTTTTGAATAAACCTCAGGTCTGTACCTGCCTCTAAAAGAGCTGTAAAACTGCTGTGTCGGAGTAGATGAAAATGGCATTCTTTCCCTATGTATTTTTTAACTATCTGATTACAACTTGTGTGTGAATATTGAGAACTAAACTGACCATTAAAAAGATACTCCTTTGGTGTATAAGATGTAAAATATTTCCGCAAAAGGTCTAAAACAACAGAAGAAAGAGGAACTAAACGGTCTTTTTTACCTTTACCATTTTTAATATGTATCAACATCCTTTTAGAATCTATATCTTCAATCTTTAAGTTGCAAACTTCGGAAACTCTCATTCCTGTCGAATATGCTAAAGTGATTATTGACTTATGTTTTAAGTTTTCTATTTTTGAAATTTTATCAAGTAGAAATTCTTTTTCAATTACTTTTGGGAGTTTCTTTTCTGATTTAGGTCTTTTAAAAGAGACTTTATCGTATTTCTTTTCCAAACCGTATTTGTACAAAAATCTTATAGAATTTATTACTTGATTTTGTTGAGAAACTGAACTAAAGTTATAATTATCCAAGTATGTTTGAAAATCTTTTGAATTTAAATGTATAATTTGCCTATTTCCTATGCTTTTAACAAAAGATTTTATGTGGTACATGTAATTCTCTTTTGTTTGTGGTGAGTAGTTTAAGTATATAAACTTTTGTTCACAAATCTTTATAATTTTTTCGTTTAACATGTTGATTTTATTAGTGGTTAGACATTGTTTAGTATATATAGTAGTTAG